ATATTTAATTATATGCTCAATTAAATGTGTAAGAGCATTCGATTCAACCTCCCTCATATCATAATTACCAATATGAATGGGATATCGCCTTAATATAGATTGTATCATTTTTTTAAAAGGTTCAATAAGAATTTCATTATAAATTTTATTTTTTTCTTCTAAAGAATTTGAATTTATATAATCTATAACTGCTTGTTCTTCTCTTTCCGCAAAATACGGTACGCTAACTTCGAATTCGTTTTCATTTTCTTTCATTTATCATAGAATCATAATAATCAAATTATTTACTCAACAATTAATTTTTGAAGTCTTGATATATCAATTGTTCTATCATTAGAAAAATTAGATTCTTTAGCTGCGGTCTCGAACCAAAATTTTCTTTCATCAATTGACATATTTTTTAAATAATTGTCGAACATACTACCTTCACGTGTTGCTAAATGTTTATAACCAATTTTTGGAATTGAGAATATTTTACTTGCATTATTTAATGCCCTGAGTAAATATTCAAACATAAAAGCTAGTTTAATATTTGATTTATATTTACCAAGATTAACAAAATCAGATTTTTTAATTACTGCACCACTTAATTTAAAATCGGAATATTGTTTTAATGAATTAGCATTTAAATAACCCATTTCACCATTTTCACCAACAAATTGTTGTGCCCAAACAGTTTCGTTTGTTAATTTAATACCTTCATTTTTTTCATTAACTTCAATCATCATAGTTAGAAATACATCAATTTCTGGATATGTTTGAATATATTTTTCTACATTTCTAAAAAAAGTTGTACCATATTCATCATCAAATTCAAGTACTGAAAAATAATCAGCAGTTACTGAATCAACAGCAAGATTAATTTGAGATTGATAATCGGTTTTTCCTTGATTTTGTATTAAATTAAATTTAACTTTATCTTGATATTTATGAAGCATAGAATCTTTAAATGAAATGATTTCATTATCAAGATTTGATGGATACACTATAAGTACTTCAGGTAATTCAGTTATATTTTCCTGTTTATTAATAGATTCAATTGCTTTATCTAAAAGATTTGAAATCTGGTCGTTAAATTCATGTATTGGAATTATTATCGATATATTCATGTTTATTTTTTATTTAAATTTTATAATTATTTTTATAATACAGCAGGTGGTTCTATTGTATTAACCTCTTCTACTGGTTGTATTGCATTTTGAAATAAATTAATCCTTTGTGTTATATAATTAGAATAAATTTCAATTAATTGTTTTTCGCTATCATTTTGATTATATTTTGATGCAATTTTTTCCATTATATCATATAATTCAGGACTAATATTATCATCTAAAAACTTAATTAATACATCACCAGCCAATACAGGAAGGTCATAATAGTTATCAGTCCATACACCAGCACCTTCAACTGCTATAATTGGTGTGCCTTTTTCGTCTCTTTCAATCATATATTCAGGCATAATATCTGGTTTTAAACAAATTGGAATTGTACCAGATTTCATACATTCAAGAGGAAATGTACCAAAACTTGCAATTCTATCAATCCAAACCGCAGCAAAATTTCCTTGCAATCTTTTAGCAAAATCAACCCTACGCATTGGTTGTGGGGGTTTACTTTTTGTAACCATTGGGTCAAAGGTCACCCAACTATATTGTGGATATTTACTAAAAAATAATTTTACGAATTTTGAAATTTCATTTGTATTTCTACCTATTACTGAAATTATTGGTTTTTGTGGAATACTTGACCTTTCAAAATATTCGGGAATTCCAATATTATAAGTTTTAATGTTAAATTTTTTACCATAAAATACATCAACCCATTCTTTAAGTGTTACTGAAGTGGTAATTATATCATTTATACCAAATGAAGACCAATCAGTACCCGGAATTAATGAATTAATCATATAATCAACCGATTGTAATAAACCTATTCTCACACAAGGTAGATTTTTAGTTTGTTCCATTACATTTGAAAACACTTCAGGAATTATCATAATATCTTCAGGACCTACTGTTAATTTAGGGTCTGACATTGGTATGTGTTTATGATTTGTAAGTTCTTTTTCAATCCAAACAGGAATAACATAGTCACCCTTTTCTACCATGATTATAACTTCATATCCCATATTTTTTACCACTGTGGCATGAAAATAAAGTTCATATACACTTGCAACAGGATTTATAGATTCTGGCATACAAAATAAAAATTTTGATTTTTTATTTACGATTCTATCTAACGATACTTTAATTTTTTCTATTTTTTCTAATTCAGCAACTTGTGCTGTATTTTTCAATTCTTCACCCATTTTATTTATTTTTATATTTTATTATTTTTTCGAAATATTTATTATCTATTAAATCTGCAATTTGTAATACTTCTAAAGAACCACCATAAATATTTTCATTATATGGTCTTTTTAATTTAATTATTTTTTTTCCCCAAGGTGAACCATTTTTTAAAATTTCAGGGTCTGTGGTGATTAGTACATCAATGTCTTTCCACATATCAATTGCTTTATCAACAAATTTATAATTTGTAAATCTGCATGATATTTTACTTAAGAAAAAAAGTGTTGGAGGGATACTAAATCTGTTTTCAACATTCATTATAGTAAAGTTTGCCGAATCTGCATATTTTAATAAAAAATTATTAACATGTAAATCCATACCTTTATACATCATTGATGCTGCACCATGTATTTCAAATAAATAATCTTCATACATAAAACGATTATATACTTCACGTGCAGTTTTTTTTATTTTTTCTTCTTTTTTAAATAATAAAAAATCTGCTGGTGCTTCACCTGTTTTTTCATCCACTTGATAATCAAGTGGATTAACGTTTTCTGGGGTTTCTTCTGGTTCACGCATTTCTTTAATTATCTCTTCAGTGTCTTTCCACGGATAATATTTAAAAAAATCATAAACATATGGTTGCTTTTCAGGAATTCCTTCTTCCCCAAATTCAGAAACAAAAAATCGGTCCATTTGAAGCCATTTCGCACGCAATATTTCATCTATAACTATACCTACTCTTACTTTACTCATAATTTTTTTCTTTTTTTATTATCTTTTAATATATTTAACTGATATTTAAGATGTTCATTTAATTCTTTTATTAATTCAGTATGTTTTTGGATTAATTGTGGCTGTACTATATATAAAGGATTAATACATTCAATTCTTGTATCTACTGATTGTGTTGGAATTATTATTATTTCTCCTTGAAATGTCACTGGTATAATTTTTTTTGTAACTTTTTGGGTAAAATTTTCAATATCCTCACTACGAATACCTGCAATACCAATATAAATAACTAATATTTTATTTTCAATTCTTTTTTCCATATTTAATTCATTACTTTAAAATGTATTACTTCAATTAATATTAATTATTTTAAATAATATCAATTATATATGATAATACGAGTTTTATTAAAAAATCTTGAATCGTGACGAAAATTTTTTTCATAGTATTTATTTACTGAAAACAATAAATAAATATAAAAATTTATAAAATCATGGGAAAAGAAGAAGAATTGCAACCAAAAGAAAGTATTGGAGAAGTACTAAAAAAATATAAAGAAAAACGTAGTGAAGGTATAATTCCAACACAACCAATTTCTAATACTAATGTTATTAGTGAAATACCGAAAGCATCTACATTTAATCCACAAGAATTTGAAAAAACCATGATGAAAGAAACTGACCCTGATTTAATGACTTCATATGAAATTGTTAAATTACCTTCAAAGGGTTTATTCTACACAAATCAAATTAATGAAGTTAATGTAGAATATATGACTTCAAAAGATGAAGATTTACTTACAACTCCTTCATTACTTGAAAGTGGTATGGTATTAGATATGTTATTAAAAAGAAAAATTAAATCTGCTAATGTAAATCCGGAAGATTTATTACCGGGTGACCGTAATGCAATAATTTTATTTTTACGTAGTTCAAGTTATGGTAATGAATATACAGTACAAGTAACTGACCCAAGAACTGGTGTTCCCTTTAAAGCAATTGTTGATTTACTTCAACTTAGATATAAGGAAATGAAAGAAATACCTGACCAATATGGTTATTTCACTGTTGAATTACCAATGCGTAAAAAAACTGTCACAATTAGATTACTTACTGCTGGTGAAGAAACAAAACTTTTTAAAAAATCGGAATCAATAAAAGAAGCATATAATGAAGAATATAGCCAATATAATACTTTAAAATTAAAAGCACATATTGTTGCAATTAATGAAAAATCAGATAGAGCATATATTGATAAATTTGTTGATGCAATGCCAGCACTTGATGCATTTACTATTCGTAGGAAAATAATTGATATTAGTCCTGATGTTGATATGTCATATGAATTTAGTGCTAAAGATGGTTTTAAATTTACAGCAAATTTAACAGTGGGGATTGATTTTTTTTTCCCTCAGATTTAGCGGGTGAATATAAAAAAATGGTTAATGAAGAGATATATATTTTAACCAAACACGCTAAATTTCAAGCAGATTATATCGAGAATCTACCAATATATCGTAGGCGACATTTCTTATTTCTATTACAAAAAGAAAATGAAGAAATAGAAAGAATACAAGACCAAGCAAGAAATAAAAATAATTTTAGACCAAGAAAATAAGTTTATTTTAAAAGTGGATGAATTTTGAAATATTCTTCATTTATAAAAATATTCAATAAATTTTCCCTTGCAAATTTTTTAGAACCATTTTCAACATTTTCTAAAAATTCAACATAATATTTAGTAATGTGTTGAATTATTTCATTACCAGAAAGTTCTTTATCTTTCAAAGTTATAATATTATTAATAATATTACTCATAAATTCACCCTTTTCATGGTTTTCTAAAATATTATGTTTAGCTAAATCTTCTATTTCTTTTTTCGTGTATTTCATATTATTTTTATTTTTTGCTAATATATTAATTATTTTTTAATTAAACAAGTATTATATATTTTATATCTTTTTGTATTTATAATATATAATATAAATTATTATTATGGCTGATGATGGTAGAACAAAAGCAATGAAAGAACTTCTTGGATTAACTAAGGAGTTACAAACCACATATAAGAAGAATTTAGATATTGAAAAACAAGTAGCTGATTTACAAGAAAGAAGAAGTGAAAGACAATCACTTATTAATCAATTACAATTAAATTTTAATGATTTAAATGATAAACAAAAAGAAGTTTTAGATAAGTTAATTAAATTACAAATTACTGAATATAATAGTTTAAAAGATTTATCAAAACAGCAACAATTAATTAATGAACAACTTCAAAAAGAAATAAAAACCAGAGAAAAGATTGTTGACTTAGCAAATGGGTTAGCTTCTGCTTTAAAACAAACTTGGACTTTTTTACAATCACAAGATAAAATTATTAAAAGTACTATTCTTAATCTCGGAATGTCAGGTGCTAAAGCAGATATGATGAGAAATTCATTTGAACAATCTGCTGGTTTTGTAGCAAGATTAGGTGGAAGTCTTGATGATGTTCAAGGAATAATGGAAGGATTTGCAGATGAAACAGGTAGAGCACGTGTTTTATCTTCAGATATGGTAAAAGATATTGAAATGATTGGTAAAGGTACTGGTCTTGGAATTGAAGGAGCTACAAAACTTGGTGCTCAATTTGAATTAATGGGTATTGATGCTAAATCGGCAAAGGATTATGTTCAAGGTGTTGTTGATACTTCAGAAAGAATGGGTGTTAATACAACTAAAGTATTAAAAAATATAAATGATAATTTTAAAAGATTACAAGGATATACTTTTCAGCAAGGTGTAAAAGG